TGATGATGTCAACACCAGAAGTTTTATAGTCCATTAATAAATTTCTCCTTTCGCAATTTGTTCACGACGTTTTAGTTTCCATACGATGTAATCCATTGTTGGGACACACATAGGATTCCAACCAACAAAGGTGGTTGACTCTCCACTAGGTATCTTCCAACACTCAGCATCATCATTCTCAAGATCTAATGATTTACGATACTCATCCTCACCATACATAACAATAGCTCTCTCAGCAGCATTCAAACTCTTGAAGCAATCAAAAGAATTCTTTCTAATGATATCAGGGATTTCGTGTTTCATTTATCTATACTCCCACATATAAGATCTATCACCATACTCATCCGTAGCCGCATTAAACCATCTATCACCATCACCATCAACAAAACTACTATCATCTAAACCATCACTCATAAATCCAAATGGTGCCATGTCTTGTTCAATTTGATTTTTTTGCTCTTCATATAATCTTTTTCTAACATCCTGATCGGTTAATTCTTTAAAGTAATCTTGTGCCACTAACCATGCATATATGACCAAACACATAGCAAGGTCATCATTGCATCCCTCTTCTGCCTCAAATGAATTATGTTTTGATATAAATGTGGTTAGTTCTGAGATAATTTCATAATCATTAAAAACAACTTTATCACTCTCAATCATTGTCTTTAGATTGAGTGATCCAACTTTTTTAACAGTCTTACTCATCTTGACCCCAAGTTGAGTTTTCTTTCCAGAAAATCCTTGGCCAACAATTTGACCTGCTCTACCTCTCATTGAACACATCAATAGGTTTTGATATTCTAGGTCATACTGTATGATACTTGCAACCTGATCTCCAATATCATTTACCTCGCATAGTATAAAAGCACTATTGTAATTTTTACAAACATCATAAATGATATTTGGGAAAAGCATTGGTTTGATATCATTATTCCTATACTTTGCAACTATTTTATGAGGAAACTCTGTAATATCAACTACAACAAAAGCAGAATAATCTTCACCTACGCCTCTTGCTACGTCAACAGTACAAACATAGTCATGATTTTCTTTTGGCAATTCATATACATCTAATCCTGCACTTTGTTTTATAGGAGTATCATATACTAAAGTTCTTAACTTACTTGGTGCAATTAATGTATCTACTGATCCTAAGAACTCACATTCAAACTCAACTTTAAATTGTTGTTCTGATGTGTTAGCAATAGTCTGTTCTTTCCAAACATCATCTCTACCAGGAACTTCAGACCAATGAACATCTGTAGGAATATATTCGTTTTTACTTCTTTCCGCATCGTGCCACATGCGGTAGAAGTGATTCATTCCATGTGGCGTCGAGACAATAATAACTTTCGTATTTTTACCACTAGTAATAGTAGGATAAACAGAGGCAAAAAACGAATCAGCAACGTGATTTGGAACAAATGCAAACTCATCCAAAAAGAGTATATTGAATGACATACCTCGGACAGCACTTGCGGAAGTTGAAGCAGCAAGAATTTTAGACCCATTTTCTAACTCCAATGAACCTCTGTTCCATACTAACACACCCTGTTGCATCCACTTGGGTAAGTTTTCGTATGCAGTTTGTAATCTATTTAAAAGTTCTCTTGCTGTAGCTGCCTTGTTTGCCAGGATGCCAATATTAACACTGTCATTGAAGACAGCATAATGCAGTAGATATGACACAACAGTGGTAGACTTACCAGTCTGTCGTGGCATCTTACATATATTAAATCTATTCTCATGGAAATTGTTAATTAATTTCTCTTGAAAATCATAAGGATGAAACTGAGTTAATCCTTCATCAAGAGAAACAATTTTAATATAGTTGTTTGCAAAATAAACAGGATCTTCCTTACACCGCATAAATTCAAGGATTTGCTCCTGTGTGAATTCTATCGGTGTATTTGCTTTTTTTAGATTTGGATTGCCAAGGTATACATTATCAGACATAACTTACTCAGCAATTCCACTTTCTAAGAGACTTATTGATCCTACTATCTGGATCGTTTGCTGTCTTTGATGATGTTAACTTTTTCTTCATTCCTTTCATTCTAGCGCAGAAGGATGCCCTCCTGGGATTTCCAACCTTCTTGCTTGGTGCTTTAAGGTCAGATCCTGGATTTTGCGCTTCATAAGACTTTCGTCCTTTTTCGTTGAGTCCACCTTCTTTATTTTTTCCTGCTTTTTTTGTCCACGCAGCTGCTTCTGCGTGTAGGACTGGTTGTCCTGGTTCATAGTCGGAAACTGTGTGTGTTAATAGTTTCGCGCCAGGATATATTTTATCAATTTGATCTTGAATATCAGATCTGGTTGGTAAAGATACTTGAGGGAAGAACATCTTCAACATAATAGTCTGACTTCTAAACCTGAAGAGAACGCTGACAAGATTACCAGTTTTTGCTGGCATTCTTACTGCTTCTTCAACGGAACCAGGACATTCTTTTATACCATGTACTGGACACTCTTCACCTTTATGATTGTGCATACAACCTTTCTTTTCATCTAAAGGAGTTTTTGATATCAGTTGAATTTCTTCTTTCTTTGTCTTCTTAACACAGTTTGGATATCTCTTTCCAAACATAGTTTTCATACCTTTCTTCTCATAACCTTTCCAGCATGCTTCATCAAGCATATCGCTACCAATACCTTTTGTAGCGGTTAAAGGTTCTGGTGTTATGATATCTACCGATTCATAATCTGTTGCAATGTAATTATCTCTCCAATTAGAGAATTCTTCTTTCTTGGTGCTATTGCCCCAATTCTTTGCACCTTTTTTACGACATTTGACAAGTGCTCCTGACGCATATGCACTTGGCCAAACTTTGTAGCGTGACTTGACTTTATGATAGCAAGCGTCTTTTTCTCCCGCTGCCTCATCAATTTCAATTTCATCACCTACTTCAACATTATTTTCTGCGAACCATCCACGATTTACTTCTAAAGCACACAGAACTTCTCCTTCGGAAGTTACTGGGGTTTCGTCATACGGTTCTAATTGTTTGATGCTTTCAACTATTCCATCCTCTGTGATGAACGCAATGTCAAGAGGAATTTTTGTTTCTTTCATATAGAAGGATTGCTGCTCAACTTCTTCAAAGATGAATAGCATTCCACTGTTAATATCCAAACTTTCACGGAACATAAGTCCCAAGTTAAAATCTCTAATATCACTAGGGATTTCTATATTGAGTGGTAGAGTTATAAATTCTTCAGTTTTCACGTTGATTGCCTTCCCTGAACGATTTGGGTTTGGATCTTTTTTGTTCTTTCTACGAAAAGCTGCTTGCTCCTCATCTTTAGAAAGATTGCGCTTCATTTTACTGGAACCACATTTTGGTTTTGTAGTTTGTCCTGGTTGTTTAGCACAGGGTTTCCCTGAGTATTTACCGCCCAATTGAACCCAACCAGGCTTCCCATCAGAAGACTTACTCTTGCCAAACCAGTCACGCAAAGAACTATCACCACTTTTCGATTCACTCACTTCTCCATTACCATTACCGTTTTTATTATCATCAACGGAATGTCCATTTTCTTTACGAAGCATTCCCTCTGGGTCTACCATAAAACCCTTAGGAATTGCTTTACATACTTTATCAGTATAGCAGTAATATTGTCCTGCTTTACATTTGCCGTTCTTAGCCATTCAACTAAAAGAGTACCTACTCCTTGTTATTTATCACTCCAACCTTCTTTAATTTTTTAAACGTTTTATACTTCCAATGCAGTAAAAACTACTTTAAAAGTTGTCTCTGATGAAAATGTTGGATGACCAATTAATCTAAGTGCTCCACCACTAATATCAGATGAGAATGTAGCAACTCCAATTGGTTGATTGATTATGCCATACTCAGCTTGATATGTATTAGTTCCATCGTGAATAATATTAATAGTTGACATATTATAATTACTTCCTCTTGTAACCTGAACCTGATAGTTTGCAGATCTATATGTAGATGCACTTATAGACATAACCACAGCAGCACTGGTACTGGTTGTAGTAAGAATACCTGATTGTATATCTCCAGCAATTAATTCAAGATTAGTAGCCGATACTGGTGCAAATGTAAACTCTTGAGCAGAAGCATCATACCTTAAAAATCTACCATCACCAACATTACTAGCATCAACATCAGTTAAATCTACAAGTTTGCTTTCTCCACTAATTGATGTGCTTGCAATACCAACCCATTTCGCTCCATTGTAAATGAGTAATTGATTAGTTCCTGTGGTTTGGTCAAAGGTAACATCATCCAGATCCTTGATGAATCCAGCACCGCCACCACCAATGGTAGCAATTTGTTGCTGAATTCGGTTTATGAATAGTTTATAGTGATTTTGTAATTGATCAATAGTTACAAAATTTTGATCCAGAGGAGTTAATGGATCTGCAGAATTTTTTGTTGATGCATCTCCTGGCAGAGTTGGATTATCTTCTTTTAATAATGCTTTCTCATTAAACTCTGTGAGAATTTTTTCAATATAAACTACTTTTTCTGATAAAGATTTATTCTTTTCCTCAATAGAATTAATTTGAAGTCTCTCTATAACATCTTTTACTTCTTCTTTAATACTCTCAATATTTTCATTTTGTTTTTTAATATGCTTCTCATTAACAACTAAATTAAGTTCCAAGTCCTTAATTTGATTGGACATATTTTCTTCAAATTCTCCTACTTCATTTTTGAGAATGTCATAGTATTTTGTTGTACTAATGTCTAGAACATTTTGCAGTTCTCTTACATCTTCTGCGATAGTTTCTTCAAAGAATGAAAATTTCTTAGAGAACTTATCAAGTTCTCCAGAGTATTCCTCTAATTTTTTGTTTTCATGAATTTCTCTATTTTTAAAATCTTTGTAGAGAGAAGTATATACATTAGATATCTCTCCTATTTTTTGTTTAGAATCATCAATAGTAGATTGCAATTCCTGAACCTTCGATTCAACTAATGAATCAATATCAGAGGTTTTTTCTGTAACGTCATTGGACAAAAGTTCAATTTTTTCTTTGATAAACTCAACTTCTTCTAATACATTTTTTTCTAATTGCTTTACTTCTTTTTCGGATTTAAGTTTAGTTTCTACTAATAGATTGCTATACTTTGGAATTTCATTTTCGGTGAATTCTTTCACCATTAAGTTTAATTTATCAATTGCATCATCATAAGCCGAAACTCTTTGTTCAGTTTTTAATTCTGTTTCTGCAAAAAGTTTTTTGTATTTTGGAAACTCTTCATTAACAAGATTGCTTACAGTCTCATTGACATCTTTTGTTGTCCGCTTTAAATCTTTCTTTAATTCTGATAGTATATTTTCATTAACTGTCTCAACATCTGCTAAGGCACTGTTTACTTCTCTATTAACATCTTCTCTAATACCATCAAGGTCTTCTTCTACCAGACCCTTAAAATTTGAAAATCTAGTATCAAATCTAATTTCAGATTCTGATACTAATTTCTTATAACTTGGAATATCAACATCTACAAAATTTTCTACAGTCCGGGAAAGGTTTGTAAAATCCTCTTTTATTTTATCAATGGTATCGCCATTAACACTCTTTATTCTTCCTTCAATTTTTTTGATGGATTCTTCAACAAAGAGAAGATGGGCAACCATTGCCTCATTTAAATCCTCTTTACTAATCAGTCCCCTAATATCCTCTTTTACTTCTGAGATTTCTTTGGAAATACTCTCAACTCTATCAATATTTTCCTTAAAGTTCTCAACCGTATCTGAGAAATCTGATATTGATTGAATATGATTTAGGTTTGTTTTGAAAGCACTAAAAGCTTCGGATACCGTTTCAATTTTTTCCGCAGAAACAGTATCTTTGATTTTATCAAAATCGTTTTTATTCTTACCAAAAAAATCTGAAGGCTTCTTTAATGCCACGTTTAATATAACTCCGTCTCTATTATTTATTCTCTTCTTTTACCCCCTGTTTTAGCATCTTCGCAAGTTCTGCAGTAGATCCAACGAAGAGTGCATTATTAACAGTAGAGGGCCCGCGAGATTGTTTTTCTTCTTCAACATCCTTCAGTTTTTTCTGAAGATCCATTAATTTATCTGTGGCATCAGCAACGTTTTTAATTAATTGACCTGCAACTTCATATGCTCTAGGCATTTCACTTTCTTGTGCAAGTTCCAAAATACCATTTATTGCTTCTTGCCCCTTCTCGATTATACTATAAAGATTACCTCGCGTATAATCATAATCTTTTTTAATATCATCTGAGGTTTCTTTTACTTTTTCAATCTTAGCACTAACAACTTCAGATTGCACAATGTCTCCTTTAACATTGAATTCATTATTTAAACTATCAAATTTGTTTGTCATGTTATTGTTCCACTAAATCCAAAGTCATCACCTTCTGCAATCAAGGCATTATCGGCAGCACTGATAACATGTACCTCTGCTCCTCTAAGATGTTCAGTTGCAGTTGTCTTATCTTGTGCTCGCAAGACGGTGAGTTTATTGCCAGTGATGGATTTAATGAATAGTTCTTCATCATCAATAGCAATATAAGATTTGGCAGTCAGACCACTTATACTCTCAACTTCAATTATTTTACTAGTCTTAGCAATATCCTCAGATACAGTGGTAGCAGCATCTCCTGTATAGTTCTTAGTTGCTCTTGGAACTGAAGAGTAACTAAGTTCTCTTGTTGTATTTGATACATCTGTTCCAGTAAGATAACTGATGGTAGATCTCTTGATAATATCCTTGGTTGCAGAGGTAGCAGGACCGAACAGATATGTTTTAGCAGTAAATCTTAAGGTATAAAGAAGAACTCTTCTTGTTGTGAAATCTCCATCATAATCATCTTGCATGGTGATATTCTCAAGGATTATTGGAATATCACGTTTTTCTTGTATTGACTCTACTAACTCGACAGTTAAATTATATGCTGGTTGGAAGTATGGTAAAATTTGTTCTACAATTTGAAGAGCATCATCATTTAATTTTGTCATAATACTCAGTTCAAATTGCATATTATATGGAACTGGCATGTATATTTTTTTAGACTCAGATCCATCATCTGGGTCTTTTACTGTATATTGTTGTGTGGTTGTTACCTTTCTTGTAGGATCATATGTCAGTCCAGTAAACTCAAATGATAATCTGGGTAATGTTATTGAAGTTGATTTATTCAGGTCTGCTTGCTGTTCAATTCTTGCAAGAAACTTTTGAGTTGGACCATAAGACAAAGGAACCCTGATAGTGTTGATCACATTATCAGAAGAATTAGTTTGTTTGATAGTTATTGAATTAAAAAGAGTACCAAATGATACAATAGTTCTCCTCAAAATTTCGTTATAAAAATATTCAAACATCGTGTGTCCTTATAGAATTGCAATATACTGAGAGTGGTATTATTTAGGGCATTCCGAATGGGTTATATTCGTTGAAATCTATAATCAAATCTGCCTCGGTTTCTATATTAACATTATCTGAGAATCCATCATCGCTCGGATTAACATCAACTTTTCTAAGTTGATGTGTTGCACCTGAGGTAGATCCAACAATATTCTCTTCAAGAGTAAATGTTCCTGTGACGTTTGCTACCTCAAGAACATTAGTTTCAGTGTTCCAAACTCTGACTCTACCTGTTGCCCCACTACTAGATCCTGTTACAATCTCGTTAAATACAAACTCACCAGTAGAACTCGAATTTGCATCCGCGATCGTAATCGTAGGAGCGGTGCTATATCCCAATCCAGCATTAATAAAGCGAATAGCACTGATAGTGCCTGCAGCACTGACAACTGCTGTTGCAGCAGCACCTGCAGTACTTACACCAGTCAAGAATACTTCATTGCTGAATGTAATTGTTGGTGATGTGACATATCCAGATCCACCGGCAGTGATCGTTATTATTCCTACAATACCATCAGCGACTGTCGCTGTTGCAGCTGCACCAGCACCTCCACCACCAATAAACTGAACTCCAGGGGCAATTGTATATCCAGATCCCGGATTTACAATATCAGCATTCTGAACAGATCTTGCTCTCGGATTGGCACTTTGATTGCATACGTTTATTCCACCAATCATAACTGCAGATGCAATACCAGTAATCCCTCCTGTTGGAGCAGATGATATTGCAACTCTTGGTACAGATGTGTATCCTCCACCTCTGTTTGTCATCGTAATTGTGCGAATGCCACCCTCAGTGATAATTCCAGCAACTGCTGTTGCTGTTACACCATTTCCAACAAGGGTGAGAGTTTGAGTACTTCCGATAATACTACTAAGTCCATCACTTCCATCAATCAGACCATCACTATCGCCACCAGTTAAAATATCATCAATATCTTCTATACCGGTGTCAATAACCTCATTTTCATATCTAAAGAGTTCACATCTCAACTCATAAACATAGTTCTTTTGTAGTTGATAAAATGGTTTTTCATGTTCAACAAATTTAATCTCAAAAAGTCTATCACCAAGAGGGAAATAAATTAAATCTCCTTCTTTTGGTCTTGTAGATAATTTTATATTCTGCTCATTCTTTATTAAAGGAGAGATATAATTTTCAAATCTTTCCTTTGAAATAATTAAATTTAATTCTTGCTCTTGTTGTATACCAAACTTTGATAATATTGTAGTATTATCATTGTATCCCTCAAAATTGTCAATATACGCTTCTATTGGATATGCATCGTCAAATTTAGATTGTATTACTTCTCTAATAATTGTTTTTTCGGTCAAATATTTTCTTGGAAGATAATGTACCTCAATACCATACATCCTCAACTGCTCATTGATAAGGTCTTGAATTAAATTTTGCTCAGATCCGGCCCCTTGCTGAAAATATGGATTAAGCATACGATTAACCAATCATGTCTAATGGAGGAAGTTCATAAGTGTTAGACATAACTTCTCTGATTGCATCAAGTTCTTTTTGAGCATCATCGTATATTTGTCTACCATTTAATTCTATACCACCTGGAAGTTTTACTCCTTGGAACTTCAGGAGGTTTTGTCCCCACTGTCTTTTGATAAGTTGAGTTACATATCTCTTAAGAAATGAATCATTCCAAACTCTGCTAAAATCATTTGGATCTAAAAGTCTATAACAATCAAGGATAAGATAATCATCCTTAGATACTTCTCCCCAATCAACATCTAAGTAAAGTCTATCCTGTCTTTGATTAAATCTTATCTGCTTCTCTGTATTTAATGCAAAGTCCATATCTTCAAGATATCTTTTTGTCATTGCATATGATAATATTTCAGTAGAACTAAAATTATAAATGTCATTCAAGAACATTTGATATTTTACACTGAACATATTATTAGTCACTGTTTGTGACCCGTCATATCTAAATATTTTGTTTATTCCAATAACTTGTGGAGGAACTTGTACGTAATTACTATTTTCCTCAAAAGAAAAAGTTACAGATGAACCATCTATAGTTGAAGATGCGGTTGTAGTAACTAGTCCTACAGGATTGCTCCCTCCTCTTCCTCGTCCCCTATCAACATCTCCCTGTGTGATTTTATACTTTAAATATGTTTGAACAACACCATCAAAATGTCTTTCATGAAAGTATTGCAAAGCATCATCTATTAGATCATCAATTTGCTCATCAGCAACGTTGATTTCTAAAACTGGTGCTCCCAGTTGCCTTTTGCAGTAATTTATTAGGTCCGACCTACTTGCTGGTTGAGCCATGTATACACTAATTCCTCAACTATATTTATGGTGCGGATGAAACCGGATTAACAACTAATATGTTACCAGATATTAAAGGATGCACAGTTGATCCTCCACCAACTTCATGTTTAAGTAAAATATCATAAACATATCTTCCTTCTGATGTTGCTCTTGTATTGACAGCACCTAAGGATATTTTAAACTTTCCATCATACGCACTGGTAAATCCAACAGTGAATGATGATGTGATACCAAGAGTAGCTCCAATCGCCACACTTTTAGACATAGCAGCAGATCCACTATAATTTGTTAAATCAAACGCAGCATTTGATGTCGTATTGACAACAAAATTAACTTCAAAATCTGAACCACCATACATGGTTAGATTTACACCTCTTGGTACATCAGCATCAGGATCAAAGGTTACGTTTTTAGTTGCCATTTGGAATACCTATTGCTGACATTGTTTCCTGTTGTTTATAATAAAGTTTGCAAAAACACTTAGCAATATTTTTAATTCGCTCAACATCGTCACAACTATCTATTTCTCCTGCTAACTTAGTGTATTCAAAACTTTTAGTTAGATTATCTAATGTTATATCATTTGGATCCATTGATTAACTCCTTTAATAGTGATTTGATTTCTGTGATATCCTCTTTAAGGTTAGCAACTTCTTCCTCAATAGTCTGTACCTTTTGATGCTCTTTATTTTTCACTTTACGTCTCTCAACATATTTTTCATGATCTAAAGAGTTTAGATTTAAAATGGCACCTGTATGTGGATCTCTTACGAGATCCACATAATCTTTTACTTTATGCATTATGCTAGGGCAATGACTCTCAGGTTTCTGGCTCTTGGTACATATGTTTGATTTGTACCTGTCAATAGAATTTTGACTCTATAAACTTTAAATGAGGGTAGTTCATCAATACTAAATGTGTGTTCTTTAAATTCAATAGAACCACTATCAAATCCATATGTAGGAGTCTTAGATACAAATGAATCCGATTCACCATTATTATTTGCAATATCAATAATTTGACCTCTAGAATTTAGATTCTTATATCCTGGGAAAGGAATAAAGATTGGATCAAATCCATCTTTATTACTAATAGCATATAATACTCTAACATCACAGAAGTCATTGATATGAGCATCAAAAATAACTTTCAGTGAAGTTGCTGGATTTTCTAACTTAATTTCTTTAGAAATATACTGGCAAGCAGTTGGATCTGTCAAGATTCCTTTAACTCTAGAATCATTTGCAATATCGGTAATTTGATTATCAACTCTATTAGAGGAAAGGATAGTACTAACTCTTTGACCGTCAAGTACCGGAGAAATATGGGAATCTGTGGTTACCATATTAACTCTCATTTGCAAAGATTTTGCACCTTCAATGTTTGTTAACTTAGCATCTTCATTAACCTTAGAACAAATTAATCTTGTACTGCTAAGATAATTTGGCGTATTTGGAACAATTGGTTCAAATCCAGCATCAAGATAAGCAATCTCATTACCACTTAAACTTTGCCCAGTTACAGTTCTAACTTCTGCACTAATACTAGTTCCTCGTGTGGTTACATTTTGTATTATTGGAGTGATGATTTCAAATGGCATGTTTTGAGTTGCCTTAATATTTGGTCCTCCAGTAGATCCAGTAATACCCATAAAGAGTTTAGGGAATCCAAGTGCATCTTCACTTCTATCATCATTGTTAGAATTAAACTTCTCAGACATATCAAGTTTAATATTATATGAATCAAAGGTAATTGAACTTCCAATAGAAACATCATTTAAATTATGAGTTTTATTAATTCTATGGAGGCAAACTCCACCAAGTTCATATTTGTAAACAGGAGTTCCGGTGGGATAAGTAATAGGATTACTTCCTCTAGAAATACTTCCCCCAATAGTGTTTCCATCTACACTACTGTATTCAATAACTTCTTCTCCAATCAAGAGGTATCCTCTATTCGTAGATCCAACACTGACATTTTCAAAGTTAGAAAATGATGTTGCACTTTCAACGGAAAGACCTGATGTGGAATTAGAAGAATATGCCGCAGTTAATTTGGTTGGTTTAACATCCGGAAGAACTCCGGAAATAATTACTCTATTATCTGGGAAATACATTCCATGATTTTGATGGTTCACCTTAATATGAAGTCCATTAGTAACTTCATTGATTGAAGCAATTTGAACATTTCCACCAGGTGCAGCAGGTAAATTGTTGTTCAGAGTTTGAGCAATACCTACGCTATTAAAATAATTTAATTGTGGACCACCTACAGTAAAGTCTCCTTGAACATTGTCAAGAATTAGTTCACTAGTTTTACCAATACCTGAAACGGTAAGTCTTACATTTTTACCTACCGATGCAGCACCAATAGTATCAATTCCAACAACATCTCCAGTTTGATATCCATTACCACCAGATCCAGTGATAGTTGCTGAAGTAACTTGACCATTAGTAACCGCAACAGTTGCTTGAGCACCTCTGCCATTTCCAGTTAGTGTTACAAGATTAACGCCAGTAAATGTAGTAGATCCATCAGTTGGGGTTAAACCAATACCTGCATTAGAAATTGACAATGCTGTTCTAGGAATAGTGCCAGCAACACCAATCAGAACACCTGTGGCATTTGTTTTATTGGTATGACTTGCTCCTTGGAAGAAAGTATTGCCAATTTGATATCCAGAATCCTGTACAGTAGTTCCAAGTCCTACTCTAATGGTTCTAGAAGAAACCTCAAGAGAATCGGGTTGAAGCACGGGTATTTGTCTATTGCCATCAGACAGTTCTGGACTGTAGAAATCAATAGTACCAGACTCAAGGAAGTCTGCTCTATACATAACAAATTTAAGATCTTCCCATTGACTTGCTTCCCATGTAGAAGCATTTTGAGACTTAAATAATGATCCAAGATATGGTTGATTTGAGATAAACGCATCAGTTAAAAGATCATTCTCACCAATCCTAGAAATATAAACACTATATTTTGTAGAGTTAGATGCAAGAGCAATTGCATATTCTAATCCACCTTCCAAGAATACTGGAGCTTTAAACTCAACTGTTGTTGCCACCGATCCATCATCAGATGTTTCAATGTCTGCTGGATCAATAACAATCTCAGAGAATGGGAGAATTTTTTGTGTTGGGAAACCATTCTGCATAGTTCTAAGTTGGAAGACCACAGGAATATCCATGTCATCTTTTGTTCTAAAGTAAACATCACACTTAGTGACGAATACTCCAGACTCTTCCTCAACTAAGAATGATTGTGCAAGAGGGTCATACCAACCAATAGTAGTCTCTCTAGTTGTTTGTCCAACAACTTGTGATCCAACAACCTGAGTTCCAAGATTTGTGTTTACGTTTCTTTCTTGGAATTCTTGTCTTCTTTCGATTCTAGCGTTTCTAACTGAAATAATATTTTCTTGAACCGTCTCAAGTGTTCCTGAGGAAGCAAATGCTTCTTCAGCAATCGTTGTCGCTACATCTGGATCGTTGTCCTCATCATTAGTGAGGGTAAATATTTTAGTTCCAGTTTCAAATCTTGGGTGATTAACTGAGTTGGGGTTTGGAATGAAGAAACTACCTGTTAGATTTGCAGCCAAATCGGATACAAGTCTATGTCCTGTTATGACTGCCTCTGCACCACTTGTAGAACCTTTTAGGATCATTCCTTCAGCAATAACACCGGAATATTCACCCTGAGCTTCATTTGATAATGAGAACGTATCAATATTCAAGATTGTTGATGTTGCCGAATATACTGCAGATAGAGATGTTCCATCATAAGGACTTTCTCTAAACACTTGATCAGGTGCATTATATTCACCTTCTCTGTGATTTGATTGAGCAACTCTAAATGTAATTCTTGCTTCCTCTCCAACTAATCTTCTTGCAGCAGGTGCAAGTCCTGGTCTGGACATTCTACCAATAACGGTTTCACCAATTTGGAATGTTCCAGATGACATGGAAATTTCAAGAAGTTTCGGAACACAGTACTTGTCAACTTGTTCCCCATCAAAGAATGCATGCATTCTTGTAAGAGGTTTCATTCTCTTAGAAACAAATTCAACATTTCTTGACCTCATGAAAGGAATGAGATCTCTACTTACAGTTCTGTCTCCTACAGATTCACGATCAAACTGTTCATGAACAAATAACTGAGAACCAGTCCTTGATTGTTGGTCGGTTCGTATTGTTTCCCTAACAGTGTCCTCAATAGTTGTTGTAGTTGTATCTCTGACCCATCTTGCAACGCCACTACCACCATTAATCCAACCACCAACACCTCTTGTGCCACCGGTAGTGGTTGTTGTTCTTCTTGTGGTTGTGTCATTGAATTCAAATCCAGTCCAATTAGTCTCCCAAGAATTCCAAACAACAGGAGCAAATCCTCTTTGTGGGTCAAAGTTTTCTGTTCTCTCAAGAAGTGCAACTTGAGCAGCATAATCACCTTCAACGTCAATAACCTTGGGTTCAATTCTTACAGTGTCTACCCAAGTATCAGATGCAGGATTTAATTCCATAGTTCCCTGCCAGAAACTAATTAGGAATGGAGTAACGCTTTCTGTTCTGGTTGCAAATGGTTGATTGATATATTCAACTTCACTATAATCAAGAGTAATAACATCATTTGCTTTTCTTATATTGTTTCCCTCAATAGTTGAAAAATTGAGGTCTGCTGTTGGATCTACATTTATAACTGGTCCAAAAATCAGATCAATAGAGTTTGTATAATGCCTTGGTCTTAATTCTTTATGCGCTCTATCAATGCTATTATTGACAGGTGTACTTGTTTCTTGAGCATTAAATGCAGTAAAATTGTCAACAAAGAAACCAGATTTAAATCTATTCAATCCTTCGCCATCAGGGACAAAAAGATTTGCTGTATTTGCCTCAAGTAGATTTAAGGAGGTATAATACTCAAGACTTGAAATTCTGTTATCAAGTTTTTTGATATCTTTCATTTGATATCTCTTGTGCTCCAGGAACTTTAAAGATGCCTGACTGACATTGTAGAGATATGGGGGTAGTGCGACTGTAGCAACCTCTAAAGCATCATCAATTGGGTTTGGAGGTTGTGGAAGTTCTGATGGTGTTCCATATAAAATTTGGAACTTGCCTTTTTTGTCCAAGAAAACTCTATCAATTCTTCCAAGATAATGGGTGAATGTTGTTAAAATTGATTCATCAGATGCTAATGCATTTGCCGCAGAATTTCCATCACCATTAAATGATCTTCCAAAAAACTCAAGAGGAGATCTAGATCCCTCAGTAACGGTGTATTCTGAGACTCTTGGTCTAATATCAATTATATCAGTATTAGCGTCTCCATTAATACCCTTAATTTCTGTTCCATAATTAAAGTTTTTATATGATTCTACAGTGGTAAGATCTCCATTATCTGTCGAATCAAAAGATGCACTCTTATAATAAATCTTCAGTTTCTTAGCAGGAGCAGACTTATTCTCCTTTCTTATAATTCTTCCTTGATCATAGAAAGTATCTTCCTGACCAGTTCTAAATTTATAGTTTTCAGAGATATCAAAACTATCAGATGTAAGAACAGACACGATGGCCTGAATTCCGGTCTCTTGGAAGATTATGGTCTCTCCCTCAATAAATTTACTATCGTTTTTGGATATGTATGAAATCTGTGCAGATGTTAAGGTTTCTGCGATAATGCCATTTGCTCCAGATGTTTGTCCAATAAAAGATTCTCCAACTATCAGTTCTCCTGTTGTGGTAGAGGTACTATTGATATTAATTAGAGAAATTTTTGGTGCTGCGGCATTATTAGTGTCAGCAGACTCAAAAACACCATGAACATCAATAACATCTGGAACATTCAGAGAAATAGTAGCATCCTGAACTCTGGTTCCATAAGGATAATTTCCATTACCATATACCAGACCATCATTTAAAGTTGTTGAACCAATACCAGAAGCTGCATTATTTGATTTGTCAACAATTATTGATTTAACTCTATTCTTAATTTTAACTTTTGATGTGGGTTTGACTTTTCTCAACGATACAATCAAAGAGGCACCAGTATCATCAGATCCAAGACCAAAGATATTCAGTGCTGTTCCACCACTAGCAATAGTGAGTTTATCGGCGGATAATGCTTCAGTTGTTCCATCTGATCTAATCAGGGCATATCTTTCTTCATCAAAGGGTAAAAATGTTTCATTTGGTTCTGCAGATATATTAGAAGAAAGTTGACCACTAGCAATATCAACACTCAGAACTTTTCTTATTGTTAAACTTGCATTAGTAAAGTCTACAGATTCAATATCAGTTCTTGGCAGTCTGGTGTAGAGGGTGCTATCAGAAGAAGGATCAAGTTTTGTAGTTACTAATCTAAAATCATTAACATCAACTGAGCTAGTGGGAAGAGATCCTCTAACAATTCCTGGAACAGGAGTAACCGCAGCAATTTGAATAGAATCAGTATCAACACTCGTAACTCTTCCCATAGTGGGATCGGTGATCGTTGCTGATGGATTTGTATATTCTACAAGATTTCCAACCTTAAATAATCCCGGAAGAGCATCACTAGTGCTTCTTACAGTGCTAACTCCACCAGAAGCTTTAGTAATTGTTGCTACTCCAACTGCGATTGTTGGGGTTTGAACAACGTCGGCAGCAAAGGTATTGATTCCAACTAATCTATTATTACTTCCATAGACAGATTTTACATCGGATAAATTATAAGCAGTTACTGCTGTAGCAATTCTACCATCATTAACCCCATTAAATATCAAACTTTCATTAGGAATAAAGTCACCCTCAACCTCATAAAGTGATACTGCATTTGAGTTTGAAACAGCATCTTTAATAAATGCAGTTGCGCCACTTCTATTACCTTTAACAAAAGTAGGGACTGAAAGTGTAGTTGCTTGATTGAGAACCAAATCTACTGTAGTTTGAACATCAAACAGGGAAAGATTCCACTCATTAAGAGTTCCATTGGATGTATCATAAGATCCAGACTCTAATCTATAATCATATACTCTGGCAACACCAATCTCTCTACCTGCAGGATCTGGTGTTCCACCGGTTCCATCTGTAGCAAGACCTACCCTCTGGTCTCTCAAACTAAGAATATATGTATTACCAACTCCAACGTTTGGTGATCTCCAAGTTCTATTGACTCTTAATGTTGGACCAGTATTGTAAATTATTGATTGATCTTCAATAGTTGCGGTTGTTCTTGGTTTGGGAACATCAATAAAAGTTACACTAGTAATATCAATATCATAACCTCGTATAAATGCTCTACCTGGAGAGAATTTATACAGCATTAGGTCATCAGTTGGAGTTTGTCCTCCAAAAGTTAATTGACCTGCGTTATATATTCCCCTATTTCCAACTCCATTATTAAGTGATTCGTGTACAGATAAATCAAATGCCTTTACATAATAATCGCCAGATTCTGCATATGTTCTACTTGCAAGAATATCTGTCCAATCTTTATATCCTGCTCCACCACCAAGATCTCCTCTTTTGGTTTGGGATTTAATATTTCCCGATTCAATGATAGCTAACTCAATAAATTGATCATCATTATAGTCAGTTAATGATTTTTTAAATAGACTTACAGAAATCTTAAGTCTATCTGCACCTGGTGCCGAATAGTTATTAAATCCTTGAGAATTATCATTTAGTGTGTCGTCTTCATCAGCATTTATAATTTCTTCGTTTATGAATAGACCAACTCTATAATTAGGTGTATTCCCATACTGATCAAGAATTAAAGTTTCTGTATTAACATTAACAAAATGACCATGAACAAAATACACTCCTTCTTGAATTTGGAAAGCAGATCCAGTAGCAGATGCCTCGTCTGGAATTGTTATTGCAAAAGGAGCTCCAATAGCAATACTAGTATTCCCAAGAAGACCAGAAGAAATAATCTGATTGCATGTTAAATTTTCACCATCAGAGAAAGTTTGAGTTTCATTATTTGTGGTACTAGAATTTAAATAATTAATGTATAGAGTAAGATTTCCTCTCTCAGAATCTTCTGGTAAAAGAACTTTATCTACAACAGCACTTACACCAGAAGACTCTCCAATAATTTTAGTTCCAACTAATTGTTCAGCATATGCTGCTACCGGAACTCCAAGATACGTATTTTGTAATTGAATGCAATAATATAATTGAGTATATCCGGTATTACCAGGAATTACTTTTGCACCCTCTTTAAAAAAATGCTGACCAAATTTTTCAATCTGATTTTGAAGAATTGATTGTAAAGTAGTTAATTCTCTTGCCTGAACTGGATATCCAGGTTTAAATAACACCTTATGGTAGTCATCTACCGGATCGAAGTCATCAAAATATGGTGCTACATTAAGGTTCGTTTGCTGTGGCATAATTCTTTAGAACTGCAAAATAATTTTGATATCTTCTTTTTGGTTAGATGATCTAGTAATTGAAGGTCTGTTATCAACGTAAATAATATTTCCTGCATGTTTTTTAACTTCAGGACCTGCAATTCCACTCGTAAATGACTGACCAAGATAATATGTACGATTATTTATTACGGTTGTGATACCAGTAAAGTTTGAGTCAATCTCCAAAACAGATCCAGTTGAAGGTGTAATTTGAATATTTCCTCCAGTATCTGGAGAAGAGGTAAATTCAACTACATTAAATCCATATGTTGGGTTTGTAATCCCAACTCCAGCAGATGTAAACCCAAAAGAAGTTCTATCCTGCCAATACTTAAGAACACCAGTTGTTTGATTGTAACTAACAACTCTACCAACAGCAGTTGATGCTGTCGCAACAGTTTGAGTAAATGTTGAATCAGCATCAAAAAGAGCAGAACTATATCCAATTCCGGTCAACTTGATGGCACTAAGGACACTTGCTTTATCAGAGGTTAATACATTTCCAGTTGAAACTTCTGGATTTTCAATAACACCTACTCTTGCAATTTGGTTTCCTGTAATAAAATCAGGATTTTCGTTATCATTTTCAATTCTAGAATACAATAAAACATTGTATGCACCCAACTCTCTATAAATGTCTTTTCCATGACCACCTTGAGGAGATATGATAACATTAAATTCTGGAATAGTAGTTCCTGTGGGAACATTTCCACCTATTAAGTTTACATTTCCAAAAGTATAATTAGATCCTTGGTTAGAAATGGTAACACCACTAACTTTAGCGTCTGCTCCAACTGTTATTGTGCATTCTGCTCCTGATCCATCACCTTCAATAGGAACTCTAGTATATGTTGAGTTAGCAGTTCCAATACCAACTCCGGCATTGGTCACAGTTACAATTTTAATAGAACCATCTACAGCATTATCTCTTACAGGTGCATTATCACCACTTGATCCCCAATTAGCAGGAACTGGCATGAAATCTGTAGATTCAAACTTGACAACTTCATTTGCTTTAATAGTGTACAAATATTTCCAAATATAACCATCACCGCTGGATCCAGCAGATCTTGGTTCTAGATCAGTAAACGTCGGTTCATCTAGAGATGGTCTTCCATTGGGATTGTCGGGATTAGTTCCATTTTGTAGGCAAATATAAACTCTGAAATCACTATTCAGTACATAATAAGATGCTGAATATAAATTAGTAGCACCTGACACGGATGCAGTATTGGTAGCACTATAATCATGACGATACATATCAAAAGTTGTACCTGATGTCCAAGTTCTCTTTTGAATTACTTGTCTAACATCAGAGGAATTAATTTTTTTCACAGCGATCATTGTGTCCCAATAATCATTCTCTTCGGAGAAATTATCTTTTGGTGCAGGAGGAGATGAATCCCAATCACTTTGATAATCTGATGGATTGGGTAATCCAATAAACGAATAATATGCATTAGAACTGGAACTAACTCCAGATACAAAATTTTTCGCATTCAAAATTCTAATTTGATCAGTTATAATTGCAGCCATTTTGTGCCAGTTAAACGGAGTTTTTTTTATTTATCAAACATCAAGTAACGTAGTTCTTGAATTTCAATGGAGTAGATCTCTCTACTCTTGTTGATGTAGTAAGTCCAAGAATGCCATTTTCAGTATATGCAGTGTAAGTATTTAATCCTGCTCTTGATGCAATTGTAATTTTGCCCCAACTATAGTCACCATAACCAGAGACGGTTGATGTAGATTGGGTTCCAATACCACTAGTATTAAATCTTGGTTGAGTTACATTAGTAAATACTCTCCTACAAACAGTTGTTCCAATTCCAACACCAGCAGCATCCAAGCGAATTGTTCTGATGATGTTCTCTGAGTGAGCAACAACATAAACATTATCAACAAAGGATTTACCAACACCTGCAGTTCCACCAGATTGATTAAGTGATGTAATTGATGTTGTTGCAGATCCAACATTAGAATTTGAAACAATGAAGAAATCTCCTTGTTCCAGTCCACTTAGGGTTACTGCTGTTCCAACTATAGATTCATCTCTCAATTTAGACTCAAATGGGATGTGTAGATCAAACACAAATTGTGTAGTGAGTCCACTGGTTGTAGTTGTTCCAAATCCAACAATTATTCCGGAGTCACCAGCATAATCTCCAGCCAAGTTCTCTTCTTCACTATAACTTGGTTCACTTATGAGAACGACAGGTGGATTTGTATTTGTATATCCAGTTCCAGCATTTGTAATCGTGATAGAAGAAATTGTTTCTCCTACACCAATTACTGGATTTGCTGTTGCTGTTACAAATCCAACAGAGGGAGATCCAACAGTAACTGTAGCGGTGCTATATCCAACACCACCATCAGATATGACGATAGATGCGATGGTCCCAGTATCACTTACAACAGCAGTAGCTGCTGCTCCAGAAGTCACAGTCTGAGTTGCAAATTTAAATTTATTCTGGAAAGTTAGGGCAGTATCATTTTCATTCCTTGCATTAAAGAAAGGTCTTAATCTGTCAACATAGATTGTTGTAGATCCAATACCAACTGACTTAGTAATATATGCATATGGATGAATTTGTGGTTCATAGAGTTCTCTATCTTTTCCCACACGCTTTTCATTAATAATCTTATCTTCAGTTTGTCTGCACCACTTAACTCTTCTTGACAGAGTTTCATCTTCAGTGTTTCCTGGACCAAAGTATGCAAAAGTTTGAACTTGGTCTGTGGAATTGATGTTGTTTACTGTCCTTGGTTCTTCTTGTAAAGTAGAAGGTTGTCCAGAAGATCTATCATATCCAAGAGTTAATGTATCACCTGTTTTAACAGTTTCAATAACCTCTCTAAAGATAACATCAGTGTCATCTCCGGTTCCTTTATAGAAAAGAATCTTACAACTATCACCTGGTTTTGGTGGTTCTGCAAATTTTATTACACTACCACCTGGGAATTCATAACCTTTACCTGGTTCTTGAAGAATATCATTAATAGTGACAATAAGAACTTTTTCAACATCAACCTTAGATCCTCTTGGAGATCTAATAGAAATTTGACTGCCTGCAAGGGAAAGATTAAATGCTCTAGTTACCCCATCAAACAGAAATGATGGGTCATCAAGTGGTTGGATAACACCAACACTCCATCCGGTAAACTCATCAGAGAATACTTTTTGAACTGTCAACTCAAAGTTTCTGAAGTTGCTAGTTGTTCCTGTTGTAGGAATTCCAGTAAGACCACCAGTTGAAATTGTAAGAACTTCACCTTCTTTATACCCAATACCCTTATTATTGATAGAGAAATCAACTATACTAGAACCATTACCAACAACAATATCAACTGTTCCATTCAATCCAGAATTTGCTGCACCAACATAACTAATAGGAATATTTGTATATGCTAAAGGATCGTCAATAAACAGAGACAGTGGCCTATTAACTTTACCACATCTATTATAGAAGTGAGGACATGTTGAGACTCCAGTATTAACCACAAATGATGTGGGTGAAAGAACTGCTAATACAGAAGATCCACCAGATGCAAAATCATTTCCGGTAGCAGACTTATTCTTTTTCCTTGGAGCATCAATAATTGCACCTTGAATTGTTCCACCACTTTGATAAAATGTTGGAACTGTTGATGGACCAGTGTTAACAACAAATTTTGTGGAATTAACAATTTCAATAACTGAAACTCCACAATATGCAGGATCAGTTGTTCTTGGATATGTGTGAGTAGAACTACCATTATCAAGACCACAAGTGAATGCAATACCTGTCAGAACAACACCCTTTCCAACTTGTAAGAGGTGTGGTGTTGCTGTAGTGATTGTAGTGACACCAGTTAAATTATTATAATCGGCATCAGAGACATTAATGGGTGGTGCGTATGTACAAGTAAATGCAATACCAGACAACTCAATTGATTCACCTTCACTTAATCCATGAGCAGTAGATGTAGTAACAGTTGTTATACCTGTAATAGAACTATATCCGACATTAGTGATTGATTTTGCAGGATAGAATCTTGGAGAAGAATTATTGGTGACAGAAATAGCAGTGGAGACGTTTCCATTAATAATGGTTGCAAATCCAACGTGATATTTTGAAGTTTCAATGCCAACACTTGTAGAAGCAGCACTAATATTAACAAATCCAATTGGAGGATTTGATACAATAACGCGAGCTCTAGTTCCTGTAGGAATTCCCACGGACAATGCATCGTTCGTATCAAATCTTACAAACGTTGATGCGGACGATACAATAGTTCCTGAGACATATTGATCGGCAACTCTTCCAAACTCAATTTCACAGTTAGATCCAGTATTCAATTGGGGGAGAAGATCAAGAACACTTCCCGTATTAGGAATAAACACGTTAGTAGAACCAATTCCTATAAACTCATTAGTATCAACAAGGAATTCATACTTTTCAGCAACTCTGTATCCAGATCCAGTATTGCCAATTGCAACGTCAGTAAGAACTCCTACATTAGTAACCTTAGCAGTTGCACCTGCAGAAACTAAAGGTTGATATCCAAATCCTTCAGTAGAACCAAGAGAAAGAAGAACGCCACCAAGAGGTAATCCAGAAGTATTAGCATCTGTAATTGTAGATGAAGCAGTTCCAGTGAAAGCAATAGTAGTAATACCTGAATTTTCACCCAATGTAAAGTCTCTACTAAATCCAGGACCTTGTAAAATGTCATTTACAAGAATGATCGCATTTCCAGTTGAAATTCCAGTAATATCGGATGATCCAATGGAAGTTAGTGAATATACCGAGGTATTACCATCAAATTTATTTGAAAGACTATCAAAAAGATAATTTGTATGGTAGGTATCTTGTGTAGTATCTTCAACACCAGATCTCATGAACATTCTTCCTTGGAAAGAAGAACTTGCTGAAATACCTTCCCAATCTCGTTCATCTGGTGGATTTGTGGTACTACCAATTGGAACTAAACCGTAAGGTGCTTCAGCAAAGTGAACTACACTATCTGTAATATTATAGTTCCCAACAACTTTAGTAATTGGTTCTCCAGTGTTTCCCGTACCAATCTTTGTTCCAAGTTGTCCTCTTCTAACTCTAACAGCGTTTGTACTTCCTACACCGACAGACATAATCTTCATAATCTCGTCACCCATTTTTACGAGATCTGATCCAAAGTATGATTGTATACCACTTATTTTAATAATATTATCAACGGTACTTACATTAGTGGAAAGACCAGTTGTTTGTGAGGTAGAAACAATTGGAGATTGGATTAAATTGTCAATTGCGATGAGACATCTTGAATTTTGATTAGTTGCACTAAATCTATGCGAAGTTCCAATTCCAACACTTGTGATTTCCATAGGAACTGCAATCTTCTTAAGGGCATTTTCTGCAGAAGACGCAAGTTGTATCTTATTATCGCTAATTTTAATGACAAATAAATCTGTGTCAATTGGTAAGAACTCCGTATTACCCACTCCAGAAATATTTGTTAGACCAATACCAATAGATGAAGTAATTCCGCCATTTCTATCATAACGAATTTTTTCTCCAGAAACAAAGAAGTGATTCGGAATCTCAATTGAATTGGCGCTGATACTAATAATATCAGAATCATTTCCTAAGAAATACTTCTCAAATATAGGTGCAGATCTATGCTCCAAAGTAAATGTCTTCTTGACCGCATTTTCTGTTCCTTCATATCTTGCAAAGTTTGTAACAAATAGTCCATTACCAAAATTTCTTTGGTCCCTACTATCATCCTCAATTCTTAATGCTTGAGTGTAAGTTTTAACATCAACTGCAATATTTGGCTGTGGAGTGAAAGTTAGTGAAACTCCACCACCAGAATTAACTCTTGCACCAAAAGTTCCGAGTCCGGTTATGTACGGAAGATTTGTATCAGTTTCAACAATACCAAACTCCTGAACTTCTACTTCTCCTGTTCCATCCTCATTACTATCCGTGTCAATAAGAACGAGCTCTCTCATTTCG